CTCAACTTACTAACGGTACTGAAGTACCTGAGAAACAAGCACTATCAACAATATTAAAGATAACTCCTGACTAACTAAATATCACCATATCCAGTACCCCCGGAAGTATAAAGATATTCTCTAATTGGCATAAATACATAATAGGAGATGTTTATGTCATATAGAAAAATTTGGGAAGCAGCAAATGGTCCGATTCCATACGATAATCAAGGTCGGCGTATGGAAATCCATCATATTGACGGGGATAGAAGAAACAACTCTTTGGAAAACTTAGAACTAGTGACAATCCAAGAACATTATAATATTCACTATTCTCAAGGTGACTGGGCGGCGTGTCAAAGCATCGCAAACCGAATGAAAATTTCTCCCGAAGAAAAAAGTAAAATGTGTTCTGAGCTATCAAAGAAAAGAATAGCAGACGGAACACATCATTTTCAGGATCCTAAATTTATTAAAGAAGACAGTATAAGAAAATCTATTACTAGGCGAGGGAAAAACCATCCGTTGTACGGAAAGAAAATGTCTAAAGATACCACAGATAAAATGAGTTTGGCGCAAAAAAGATTAGTTGAAGAAGGAAGGCATCATTTACAACAGCCTAGCCATCGCAATACAATGAGGAAAGTTGCACTAGCACAGCTTCACAACGGTACTCACATATTTCAGCAACCAGAAACTAGGGAAAAAATTAAAAAAACGCATTCTAAATTGCTTAAAGATAACAAACATCCTTTCAACTCTATAAATAGAGTTGACCCTAATAAAATTAAAGTTTGGTGTGAAGTGTGTAAAAAAGAAACTACACTACCTGCTTATAATAGGTTCCACAAGCATTAAAAAGGTAACACAATGGCAGATTACTTCTACGACAATCAAATAAGAAGATTTTTACTCCAGTTCGCAAAAATATTCAGCGCCTGGTATGTTACTAAAGGTAATGATCCCAATGGTAATCCTATCTTGGTTAGAGTACCTATCATGTATGGTGACTCTAGTAGACAAGCAGCAACTATCATAGCAAAAAATAGCGCGAGTAATATTCCCAGCGCACCTTTGATAACTTATTATATAACTGGTTTGACATTTGAACAGAACAGAACTCAAGAACCTTTCTTTGTAGAAAAAGTAAATGTCAGACAAAGAGCGTGGGATGAAGATACTCAAAGTTATGAAACTACTCAAGGACAAGCATTTACTGTAGAAAGATTAATGCCTGTACCTTATAGATTAAGTGTACAAGTAGATTTCTGGACTACTAATTATCAGCAAAAATTAGAATTGATAGAACAGTTAGGTACTTTGTTTAATCCTGCTCTTGAAATTCAAAGTACAGATAATTTTATAGACTGGACTTCATTAACTATCGTTCATCAAGATGGACTAACATTTAGTTCTAGAAGCATACCAGTAGGTACAAATAATCCTATCGATGTTATGTCTTGGAAATTCTACATGCCTATATGGATAAGCACAGCATCTAAACTAAAGAAATTAGGCGTTATACAAAAAATCATTGCTTCTATATACAAAGGTTCTGCACTAGAAGATATTCAAGACGAAGATTTATTGCTGGGAACTAGACAGAAAATATCACCATATGGATATAAACTTCTGCTGCTTGGTAACAGATTGCAATTACTTCCACAAGACGAACCTTTCTATCCTCCTAATACTGACCTCGATAATCCAACACCACCTGATACTGATCTTTACTGGTCTGCTTTATTAAATATGTATGGTGCTTGGAAACCCGGAATATCTCAGATATGGTTACAAAATCCATATATGGATACTGACATAGTAGGAACTATAGTACCAGATCCTTTAGATGATAGATATTTGATCTATGATATAGATCCAGATACTCTACCACAAAACACTCTAAGCCCTGTAGATGGTGTTATAAATCCATTAGTAACAGGTCCTAACGCAGGTCTACCTGCTCCTGTCACAGGTCAAAGATACATTATCGTAGAAGACATGGGATCGCCGGATTCCTCAACATCTGCTTGGGGTGATGTAGTAGCATCTGCTAATGATATTATCGAATATAATGGAAGTGAGTGGGTAGTAGTATTTGATGCTAGTGAAACTACTGATGTAGAATATGTAACTAACCTCAATACCACTGTTCAATATAGATGGACTGATGATATGTGGATGAAGAGTTATGAGGGCTATTACGCTGAAGGCGATTATAGTATAGTAATCTAACATGTCTAAAACAGCAGCAGGAATATTTTTCTATTCTAGAAATACTGACAGATTTTTGTATCTATTAAGAAATGATAAAGGAACATTTTCTTGGGGAGTACCGGGTGGTACTGTAGACAATGAAGAAACTTTATTGGAATGTTTGAAAAGAGAATGTGATGAAGAAATAGGCTTGCTACTTGAGGAACATCACAAACTAGTACCTATACAGAAATTTATTAATAACACATTTACTTATCATACATTCTTCTGCGAAGTAGATGATGAATTTTTACCATGGTTAAATAATGAGCATCTAGGTTACGCTTGGATAAATAGAGAAACATATCCACGTCCTCTACATCCTGGTTTATTTTCTACAGTTAGTATTGACATAGTAAAAGAAAAATTAGATATCCTTACCAGATAAAAAGAACGGCTCAAAGAGCCGTTCAAAATCAACAATAATGTCTAAAATTAAAAGCCAAATATGACTTTTAATCCAGGGACTCCGGCAGCCCCTAAAACTATACCTCCACCCATCATCATCCATCTCCATTTCTCAAGATGTGATATTTTAGCAATTAAAGTCTTGTGAGCCATTTCATTGGCTTTTTCTAGCTCATCAACTGCTTTTAGCGTGTTGTCACTCGCTTGGCTGAACGTTACTTTTAGTGAGCGTACTTCTTCCCTGACTTCTTCAATTCTCTCAGACAAATTTTCAAATTGTGTCTGTAGAATTGCTACCTCTGTCTCAATTGCACGTTCCGGAGTTGGCATTATATGTTACTCCTTATTACGCTTTGTTGATTGTTACTACTGGATAGTAAATTCCAGCATCGACGTTTGCTACTTCTGCTGAACCAAATGTTACATAAACTGGAACATTGCCAAACAACTGACCGTTGTGATCTGATAGATTTTCTCCGAATGCAGTTGTTGTGTTTGCGTAAGTTGCTATCACGTTGAAAGTATTTGGTAACAACGCTGCGTTTGCTACGTTTGCACTATAGCAAGCACTAGTTAGTGCAGTATTAGCACCTGTTACTAGATACTTAGTTTTACCTTTCTGACGAACAATAAAGCCAGGCTCATTGTCTGCATATACATAACTTACTCCGTCTGCATCAACAGCAGCATTAGCAGTTAGTACTGCAAAAGTGTTACTAGCATTATTTGCTGGATCATCTAGATATCCTATCAACACTCCGGCAGCAGTGGTTACTACAGTACCATCTGAAAAATCATTGGCAAAATCAGTACCAACACCTATCAAGTTTGCGCTGTCAGTAGCACATGTGATAGTACCAGTACCTGCTAAGCCGATAGCGCAACGAACTACTACCTGATTTCCATATAGTGATGTATTACCACCAACGATTCCGTATCCAGATCCATTGTTGAATCCAGAATCAACAAGACCTACAGTAGCCGCTACAGTTTGTGCTGAAGTTGCTGACAAGTCTACTTTTTCACGATCTGGGTTAGCAGACAAATCTGTTTCTGAAACAGTAAATGTGCTGTTAGCACCATCGTTTAATACTTCAAGAATCCAGTAAGTTGTTCCTGCAACTAATCCACCAACGTTGCCGGCAGTCACGAATGGCATACCTGCAATAATACCTAAGTTAGCGAAATTTGCATTTGTTGTAACAACATCTGTTGCGGCAGCAGTTGCAGTAATAGTTACTACAGCCTGTGCCTTTGCGATTTTAAGTGGGCGTCCCATTTTTTTTCTCCTTTGATGTCGGGTTCTAGCCGATACGCGGCGGGACCGCATAAATCATAATCACCTGACTATGACAACAGTATTTATTCAAAAAACTGTTTTTTGGAGAATAGATTATAGTCTGCCAACTGCTATCTCTATAACGCCTTCTACGCCATCAAAGTTTTCTAGTGATTTACCTATCACAGAACCTACTAATGGTTGTGAACATGCCCTAGCAAAACCTGATCCTGCGCTGATCATCATATCACCTTTTTCTATCTTACCCCTTACCTTGCAAGGTACCCTACCTTGAAGAGCAAGCATCACAGGATATTGTCCTTCCATTGTAGTATTCATAACATAAGCAGGACATTCAGATACAACTCCCGCTACTTTCCTAGTACCATCTTCTGCGATAGTGACTTCTTTCTCACCACCAAACGCTAGCACAGTACCTGATTCGTAAGGTTGATCTGCTAGATAAAATTCTGCTAAGTCTGAAGATGTAGACTCCATTTTTGAACCCGGAGTTAATACCCAGTTACCTGTAATATTACCCTGAGTAGTATTAGCACCTGTAGTTAGATTTCTTGTTAATAAATAATCTCTAGCATAAACATTTGCAGTATTAGCATATAAATAATCATCAATGTATACTTCTGGAACTATAATAGTACCGGTAACTTGTACATTAGACTTGGCGATAATGTTACCATCTACTGTTAGATTTAATAAATTACCTAGAGATGTAATGTTTGGCTGGCTTGAGAACGCTACGTTGTTCGCAACGTTGGCCACATTACAGTTTCTAGAATATGCTGGGAAACCGTTGATAACACTTACTGGAATATTAGATAACAGACCACCATCACCTAAGAAGAAGTTAGCCTGCACTACGTTGCCTAGATCATGTGAAGTACCACCGGCAGCAGTTATATTACCTGTTGATGATATATTGACATTGCCGCTACCTACACTCAAGTTACCATTTACAGCAGTATTACCCGATACTGTTAGATTTACTAGAGTACCAACTCTAGTGATAAATGTTTGCACAGGAGTAGTTAAAGTTCCTACTACATATTGAGCACCAACTGTACCGCTGTTAGCATAGATGTTACCTGAAGTAGTATTTCCTGATACTTCCAGACTAGTTAGTGTACCTACTGATGTAATATTAGTCTGAGATGCTGTAGTTAATATGCCACCTAAATTTGTAGCATTAATAGTTCCTGTATTAGCATAGACGTTTCCTGACTCTACATCAGCAGTAACTTTTAATGAAGATAGTGTACCAACACTAGTGATGTTTGGTTGTGCTGCTGTTGTTAGAGTACCTGTTACATAATTGGCAGTTACATTATTACCTAAATCTGCACTGCCTGCTGAAACTGATTTCGCTTCTAAGTAATCTGACACTACCAATACAGTATTACCTGAAGGTATCAACGAATCAGTAGTTAATGTGATATCACCTAGAGTGATAGTGCTACCTGACAGATATAAGTCTCTAAATCTATTTGTATTCTCGCCTAGATCATATTGATTGTTTGCTACAGGAAGTATGTGACCTCCCATATTCAATCCTGTTAAAGTACCTAGACTAGTAATATTAGGTTGAGCAGCATTGAGTACGTTTTCTGCATATACAGAATGATTGGCATTGGCTACAGTACCTATAACGTTTGAACCAGTGACTACTACACCGTTAATCTTAGAACCAGATGTTAGGGTCCAGTTACCAGTTATATTTCCTGTAGTACCAGAACCACCTGTAGAGACATTTCTAGTAAAGACGTTGCCTAATTCTACAGTATTTGCACTTATGTTATTGGCTTTTACATTAGCAGAATTAGCGAATAAGTTAGCATCTACTGTTAATGTAGTAGTTCTCACGCTTCCTGCGTTAGCATATACATTGCCTGCAACAACATTGCCGGTAACATCTAAACTTACTAAAGTACCTACTTGAGTAATATTAGGTTGTACTGCTGTAGTAAGAGTTCCTGTTAGATAGAAACCTTTTACTGTACCTGAGTTAGCAAAAACATTTCCTGCTAATATATTGCTAGTAACAGTTAAGTTACCTAGAGTACCGATCTGAGTGATGTTTGGTTGAGCCGCAGTACTTAATGAACCAGTTAATACAGTTGCAGTAAATGTTCCATTATCAATGTTAAATGAGAAAGCAGAAGTAGTGTCAGGTTGATAATTACCTGCGCTAGTTGCTGTAGTAACTACAGGATAAAATGTTCCTGTAGTTTGTGGATTGATCCTAGTATAATCTGAAACGTTAGCATAAGAAACGTTTAGATTACTAACTCTAGTAGTTGAGACTACTTGTAATGGAGCAGTACCAGTAGCAACGTTAGACAATAAACGTGTACCTGTTACTACACCTGATGAATTTAGATTTGATACATTAGCGTTGCCACTTACATTAAACAATCTTGGAGTTACGTTAGGATTCCAAGTAATTTGCGAATCACCTGTTATAGCACCTGCGTAGTTATATTGAACTGAATAAGTACTGCCAGCGGCTAATGCTATACCCCCTGAGCCATTAGTTATTTGATGAATAACTCTAGCATTTGGTGCATACAATTCTGCATTCATAGCAGATTCTACTAGTGAATAATTAGCACCACCGTTGCTTTCTGATATTGCGATTTCGGTAGAATTAGGAACAGCAGAAATATAATAAACTCTGTCGGTATCAATACCACTATTTCCTACATCGCCCCTGAACACTACTTGATCGCCAGTAGTGAATCCGCCGCTATCAGCAACTGTTATAGCATCACTTAATGCTTCAGCATAAGTGGCTGTTGAATAAGCATATTGTCCAAATCCAGTACTATCTACTGCGTTAGCAAGAGCAGAGTCTTCATAT